AGAGAGTATCTTATACTGACCGTGCTTGCCCTAGAGGCAGAGACGATACGCTAGGTGCACAGCCGGTCGTAAACCTCATTATGGGCAAGCACCTCTAGGAACGTTTGCTCGGTATCGAACAGGTTCCCCGGATCGTCCGCGTCGGGAGCGATCGGGTGCGGCTCTGCGCTAATCCTCTTGAACGATACGCAGTCGCTCACAGTTCGCGGGGGTTCGGGCGGTTTGCAGGCACTGGCGGTATTTAGCGTTATCCCGATTGCGAGTAATGTCATCGCGCGCTTCATTGGCTTTCTCCGCCCGTTCGATGGTTTTGCGCAAGTCCCCTTCCCGCTGGACCTTTGCGCCGATCTCTTGATTGGCCCTGTCGTCCGCTTCCTCGCGGGCCTGGAGCCACAGAACCCCGCCGATAAGGGCCGCCAGCAGGATGGCGAGCCATATCCACCGCTGTAGGCCAAGCGCCTTCGTTCCAAACCATGCTGCGATCATGACAGCACCGCCCGCAGGAACACGGCGAGGCCCAGTATCACTATGAGCGTGGGCCACCCGCCCGTGTCTGCGTCCCACCACGCCTTGAAGCGCCGCCAGAGTGCGCGGAGGATGAATGCGTCATCTATGCTGCCGGGGAGCATTAGTCGCGCGTCCCTTCGCGGACCTTCGTGGGAATCCACATGCCGCCGATCCCTTCGCTGGAGAGGCCGCCCCATTTGTCCATGAACGCGGTCCCGCTGTCGCCGGTAATGTCGCCGCCCCAGCCTTCGCCGCGAATGTCACCCAGTCCTTCAGTCATGGTTTACTCCTCCGGGTTGAAAACAGCATGGCGAGCAACCCAGCGACGACGAGGACTGTCGCGACTGGAGCGACCTGCGCGGCAGCAAGGGCCGCAAAAAAGACTGCCGCCAGCCAAATCCAAAGTGGTGCCATCACTCACTTCCTTTCGCTATGTTCTTGCCATGTTCCGCAGGTTTTGGCAAGCATTTTCCGCTTGCTTTATCGGGTAGGATTCGGCAGTATCTGTCGAGAAAGGGGAATGAGTATGGACTGGCGGCCGATTGATACCGCGCCGAAGGATGGGACATGGATCGTCGCCCTCGCGCCGGAGAGCTTCCAGCAAGACGGCTATCCCTCGCCCTATGTCTTCACCACGCGGTGGAATGAAGAGGTGCTAGAGCATTGGGAACGGGCCGACCGGGAAACCATGAAGTTGCGGGTGACCGACTGGTCGCACTGGGAAGGCCATGAGGAGCCAACTCACTGGATGCCCCCACCGAAAGCACCCGATGCCTAACCCCCTCGACTACGCCACCGACAAAGAGAGGCAGCGCCTAAAGGAACTGGACGCCATAATCGCATTTGCAGCCCCCGCCCGAAAAGAGCGGAGAAAGATCATGGACCGCCTCGTTAAGAGGCAGAAAGCGAGCAGAGAATGAGCGAGGAAACCACCTATCGAGTGACGTGGAAGCCGCCGCCGATGCACTACGATGGCCGGTTCCTGCGCATCTATCACCATCGTGATGATCCGCCGGAAATCACTGTCGAGTGCCTTTGCAGGCAGAAAGCGAGTGAGAAATGAGTGAAGTCCGAAAGCTATTCCCCGACTGCAAGCACACCATCCACAAGTTCACCGTGCTTCACGAAGGCTGGGAAATGGACAACAAGGGCTGGGTTATAGAATGCGAGGACGGGGCGCGCCACCTTGTTCTGACAAGCCATGGCCGGCCCCGCAAGGCAGAGGCCAGGGAGCTTGCCGATAAGCTGGTGGAGTATCGCAAGGCTATTAGCGAAACACAGGAGGCACTCGACCTTCTAGGGCTAGGCGTAGCCTAATCCCGTCCCCCCGCCTCAATCTCCGCATCCCCATACTTCGCCTTGAAGTAATCCGCTCCGAACACGGTCAGGGCTACGATAGCTGCGAACATGGCGATCAGGGCGAAGATGTAGCGGATCGCTTCGGTTGCCAGCCTAAACCACTGCGGATTGAACAGCGCAGCGTCATAGGCGAACCACAGCAGCACGGCCCCTGCCCCGCAAAAGGCAATGATGCCGGCCAGCATGGCGATAGAGTAAAGCGACCGCACCTGAGCGCGGGTCAGGCTGAGGCAGGCAAGCCAGAGCTTCATGCCGGGTTCCCCCGATACATGGCGGCTTCGGCAGCACGGCGGCGCGTCAACCCGCGCAGCACCCTGCCGTTGGCCTTGTTCCAGCGCGCAAACTCGTTCGCAGCGCCCTCGTAGTCGCCTTCCATATGCTTGCGGAACAGCGTGGAGCGTTTGAGGCTATCGGGGCCAAGGTTGAACGCAAACGACACCAGCGCGTCGAACTGGCCTTGCGTAGTGGGCGCACTGCCCAGCATATCCCGCACAGGGTCCGCATGACGCTCAATATCCACCAGCAGCAGCTTGTCGGCCTGCGCTTGCGTGATCGTCTCGCCGGGGCGAACGGGCCGCCCGTCAATGCGGGTTGCGCCGTAACCGATAGTCCAAGGCTTGCCCCCGGTGCCGGGGTCGGGATAGGCCGTCAGCTTACAGCCTTCGAACTCCTTAATCAGATCCAGCCCATCGTCGCTTAGGGCCAGTTCGTTCCCGGCATAGTCCAGGTTCCGCATGGCAGCGTCCAGGGCACGGTCAAGGGCTTCGACCTCGACCTGTTTGAAGCCCCGGCCCAACAGGCGGCGGACTGCATCGAACACAGTCTTGCGGTTCATCGTGACCTCCCCATCGATCGACCGATTTCCTGCACCCAGCACCCCCAATCCGAGGCGGGCTCGCCAGCGTCCAGGCGCTTCACGATCTTGAACAGCACGTTTGCGAAACCGGCGTTGGTTTCGGACACGGCGAAGCCTTCCGGGCGGGTGCGGTCACTCATCGATTTCCTCCCTGCGCTGGCGCTGTTCCTCGGCATCCGCCTCGCACTGGTCGAGGTGGGCTTGCCAAACGGCCTCGGCTTCATCGCCAAGCCAGAATGCGAGACGGTCGATCATGCTGCGAAGGCCCTCATTTGCGGCGGGGTGTAGTGGTCGGGATGCTTTTGAAGGATGCGGTCGCGCACCATCTCGATAGGCATGACGATCCGCCCCCGGTCGCCGTAGCGACGGGACCGCAGGACAAGGCTCATGCACTGCTTTGATCGCCAGCCCCCGTCGTGGGCATACTTGTCGCGAGGCGCGAGGTTGTTCCAACTTTCGAACACGCACCCGGCAAGCTCTTTGCGCTGCGAATGGTGAACGTGCCCCCCGTCGAGATAGCGGAACTCGGCCTCGCCCCAGTCGGCACTAAAGTCGCTTGATGCCACGTCGCGGAACTTTTCGGGCTTGGCCTTGTCACCGTGGTGGACCACCACCAGCGTCTTGCCCATGCGATAGGCGATGAAGGGACTTTGGTTCGGCAGAACCGTCACGCGGGGATTGTTCCGGTGAAGCGACCGCATATGAGCCGCCATCCAGATATCGTTCGAACGCGAGTGGTTGCCCTGGTTATAAAGCAGGTCCACTTTCTGCGCCTTCGCCAGCGCGCGCTCGCAAATGAACTCGCTGATTTCCAAATAGGCGTCGATCATCTTCCAATAGCGGGTGTCCTGATCGACCGCGTGGCCGCTCGCCTCGGTTTCCGCCTTGAACGTCTCAAAGTGCGTCCCGTCGCCTAGGTCGTTAATGACCATGCGCTCGCAATCCGGCGCCGCATCGATCAAGGCCGCAGCAGCCTCCATGATCTCGCGCTTGCCAATCGCGATATCGAAGTTCGCGCCCGTCTCCACTTCGCTGGCCAGCATCCCGATATGAGCGTCCCCGATTTGCAGCCACGGGATTAAGTCGTCATCGGGTTCGGGCGGTGCCGGGGGTATCCGCGCCGGGTCGATTGGTTTGACCCGTTCTATCGCGCTGGCGATCCCCTCCCAATAGTCACGCTCCGCTTTGCGCGTCTTGAGCCATATCGGCTCACCCGTCTGCGTTTTCGTGAACTGGGAATAGCCGCGAAGCTCGAAGCCCTCGGCAATGCGGCCTTCCATGTCGGCTTTCAGTTCGTCGCCGGTTTGGAACCTCTCCCTCGCCTTATGGACTTGATCGGAAAGAGTCTGGCGCGGCATGTTCAACCGGCGGGCCGCCTCCGCAATGCTGCCGTACTCAGAGACGACGCGAAGGGCCTCTAGAAGCTGATCTTCGCTTAGCCGCGGTGTGGGCATTACCCGAATATCCCTTGCCAGAGCTTCATGAACCCGGCCCCGGCAGCCCCACCGGCGAGGCCAACCCCCACCAGCAGGCCGATGCCCCGGTTCTTCAATTGCGCCAGTTCGGCCTTGTCGGTATCGAGGTCGGCGCGAATGGCCTTCATGTCCGCGCTCAGTTCATCGATGCGCTTGACCACGCCCTCTTCGAGCAAGGTTTCGATGCGGGCCAATCGCTCCCCCTGTGTCATTTTCACCTGCACCTCCCCCACACGAAAGCGCAGGCGGCCAGCGAGCTAAGCGCGGCAACGGCCAAAAGGCTGATAAGAAAGCGGGATTCGAGCGTCGTCATGACGCGATTATCCCATGGTTGCGAAGTGCCGCTATAACCTCATTGAGGGTCGCCTGATTGGGGGCACCGCTGGCATCGTCAGCAATTGCGGGCTGTTGCGCGCCCAGAACCTTTGTTCCAGTGTAATACAGGCCATCCGGGCGGGCGGACAGCCGCTGACTGAGGTTCACATTGCCATAAGTCCCCGTCTTGCGCCGATAAGCGGAAATATTGATGTTATCGCTGGTGTCGGCACTCGCGAAGACAATCCTGTTGTCAGGGCTACCGCCGTTGTAATTCTCCCACTCAATTGCGACCTGGCTCCTGAACAGAGCAAAGTCCTGGAAATATGCCGAATATCCCGTGCTCGCCGTGGACGGGGCAGGGGACGACCCCGCCGCCGCGAACGTCTGCCGCGCAGCGAAGAACGGGATTGGAGGTG